TAAAGAGACAGCAAAGGGCAATTGATACTCTTGCTCCTGTTGTGGGTGGAGCTCTTGGTAGAGCAGCCGCTCAAGTACCTGCTATTAGAGATACTTACAAAGCAGGGCAAAGACTTGGTAGAGCACTGAATCGTGAGGAATATGCCTATATTCTTGAGCATCTTCTTGATGAAGGATATGCAAATAGCATTGAAAATGCTGAAAAGATTGCACTGAACATGAGTGAAGAGTGGAAAAATTCTATTCTTGAGGATTGAGTCCACTTTTTAAACTGTCTACTGGGAGGTCTTAGGACCTCCTTTTTTTGTATAATTGTTTTGTACGAAAAAAATTCAATGGTAGTCTCTCACGAAATCAAGTCTCAACTAGCTAAACTGCTTGCTACTGAAGATCTTGTGGTGGAGCACAAAAAGGTTTCCACTGCCTGCTTCAATGTCCATACTCGTGTTCTGACTCTGCCTCTATGGGAAAAAGCAAGTGGACTTGTATATGACCTTCTAGTGGGTCATGAAGTAGGTCATGCGCTTTTTACTCCAGATGAAGATTGGACAGAGACTGTAAAGGTTCCTCCGCAGTTTGTAAATGTAGTTGAGGATGCTCGTATTGAGAAGTTGATGAAGCGTAAGTATGCTGGACTTGCTAAGACTTTCTTCAATGGATATAAAGAACTGAACGAGGAAGATTTCTTCCAAGTTGCTGATGATGATATTTCTGCATTTAATCTTGCTGATCGTGCGAATCTTTACTTCAAGATTGGTAATTTTATCTCTCTGAATTTTAAACCTGAGGAGCAAGAAATCATCAATTTGATTGGTGCTTGTGAAAGTTTTGCTGATGCCTTGATTGCCGCAGAAGAACTTTATAAGTATTGTAAGAAAGAAACTGAACAACAGCAGAAAGTTTCTGACTTTGATTCTCACGAGATTCAAGGAAACTCGCAGTCTCCTGCAAGTAATTTTGTGGAAACCAATGACTCCTCTTCTGAGCAAGAAGGCGAGAGTGATAACTCTTCCGAGAAAAAGACTTCTGAGTCTTATGGTGGCACTGCTCAAGGTGAGGAAACACCTGTAAAATCCTCTGGAGAAAAAGAAGAACCTGAAGTTCGTACTGCAGAATCTCTTGAAGATAAGATTCGCGATCTTGTTGGGAATGATGGATATGAGAATGTTTATGTTGAGGTTCCTCAAGTAAATCTTGGAACCGTGATTGGTAAGAATACTGAAGTTCATAAAGATATTGACACTTCATTTTCTCATCAACAGAAACTCCACAATGAACATTGTAAAGATAATGGATGGACTCCAGCAAATCTTTATAAAGAGTCTGACACCGAATTTAAAAAGTTCAAGTCTTCTGCCCAAAAAGAAGTTAACTATCTGGTAAAAGAGTTTGAGTGTCGCAAGGCAGCAGATCAATATGCACGCGCATCAATTGCTCGTACAGGAATTCTTGACACTGCTCGTCTTCACACTTACAAATACAATGAAGACCTTTTCAAAAAAGTATCTGTAATTCCTGATGGAAAAAATCATGGTCTAGTATTTGTACTGGACTGGAGTGGTTCTATGTGCGAAGTGATGCTTGATACTTGTAAGCAACTCTTTAACCTTGTTTGGTTCTGCAAGAAAGTATCTATTCCTTTTGAAGTTTATGCTTTCACTAATGAATGGCGTCGTGGTGAATATGATTATGAAAATGATCGATATCTTGCTGCAGACCGTACTCCTCATTATCAGAAGAAAGATGGTCTTTTGGTTGTAGATGAAACTTTTTCCATGATGAATATTCTTACCAGTAAAGTTTCTGGTAGCGTGCTTGAACATCAAATGCTTAATATTTGGCGTCTTGCTTATTGTTTTGGTAGGACTTATAGTTCCCCATACACTTACTCCAATCGTCTTTCTCTTTCTGGAACTCCTTTGAATGAAGCACTAATTACTCTTCATCAGATTCTTCCCAAGTTCCAAAAAGAAAACAAATTGCAGAAAGTTCAATGTATTGTCTTGACCGATGGTGAAGCAAATCAACTTGTTTATCATAAAGAAGTCAAACGTCAATGGGAAAATAAACCATTTCTTGGAACTGGATATGTTGATCCCATGAATACATTTATTCGTGATCGTAAGTTGGGAACAACTTATAAGATTGGATATGGATATCATGAATTCACCGACGTTCTTCTTAGGAATTTAAAAGATAAGTTTTCTTCTATGAATTTTATTGGTATTCGTGTTCTAGAAAGCCGTAACTTTAGTCGATTTGTGCAGATGTATCATTCTCAACTCGATAAAGATTATGAGAAAATCCAAAGCGATTGGAAGAAATTGAAGAGTTTCACTATCACTAAGTCTGGTTATGATGCATACTTTGGAATGTCTTCAACTGCGCTTTCTCAAAATACTGAGTTTGAAGTTGAAGATGGTGCAACAAAATCTCAAATTAGATCCGCTTTTGTAAAATCTTTGAAAACTAAAAAGCTAAATAAAAAAGTTCTTGGTGAATTTATTTCCTTGGTTGCCTGAAGATCAAATGGTCCAATTTTTGAACTGACCACTGGGGTCCCAAGTGGGACCCTTTTCCTCTTATAATGACTATGTTGAAACAAAACAAACAAATGGCACTCTCCTCTGACTACATCCGCACTTCCCTGCAGAACCTGTATGGAAACACAATCACGGGCGCTGATATTCGTGCTTGGTGTAATCTGAACGATGCTAACTATCAAACTGTAACCAAAAAACTTGATCAATTTAAAGTTGGTCGTGGCAAATGGAATCTTGAAGTGACACAACAAAAAGTAGAAGAAATCGAACGTACTTATCAAGCACCCTCGGTGGTCCCTCCTATCGAACAAAATCTTATTCCCGAAAAAGATGATACCTTCGTCAAGTTTGGTAACTTTAGTGATATTTACAAGATTATTAAGTCTCGTCTTTTTTATCCTACGTTCATTACGGGTCTTTCAGGTAACGGTAAAACGTTCTCTGTAGAGCAAGCATGTGCTCAACTCAAGCGAGAGATGATTCGCGTCAATATCACCATTGAAACTGATGAAGATGATTTGATCGGTGGTTTTCGTCTCGTTGATGGTAATACTGCTTGGCATAATGGACCTGTGATTGAAGCACTTGAACGTGGTGCAATCCTCCTGCTTGATGAAATTGACCTTGCTTCTAACAAGATTCTTTGTCTTCAATCTATTCTGGAAGGTAAAGGAGTGTTCCTCAAGAAGATTGGTCGTTGGGTGAAACCTGCTGCTGGATTCAACGTTATCGCAACCGCTAATACTAAAGGCAAAGGTTCTGATGATGGTCGCTTCATCGGCACTAACGTGCTCAATGAGGCATTCCTAGAACGCTTCCCTGTGACCTTTGAGCAGTCTTATCCTGCTCCTGCAACAGAACAAAAGATTCTTGATGGTGTTGCTCTGGACCTTGGTGTGGAAGATCGTGACTTCTGCAAGCGCCTTGTGGATTGGGCAGATGTGATCCGTAAAACTTTCTATGATGGTGGCATTGAAGAAATCATCAGCACTCGTCGTCTGGTTCATATTATTCGTGCTTATAGCATCTTTAACGATAAGGCAAAAGCAATTCAAGTTTGCACCAATCGTTTTGACGACGAAACCAAGCAAGCATTCCTTGAATTGTATGATAAAGTTGATGCCGACTTTAAAATGCCTTCTGAAGAGTCCATTGACACATATCAGTCTGTTTGATATAATTGGGGAAGGTAAAAAAGTGCCTTCCCTCTTTTTGTCCTTTACTGTAAAATGCAATGCCTGAAAACTTTGAGAGCACTTATGAAAGTTCAATTCCTAATCAAGATTTCTGGAAAAATGACGGTATTAGTCTAACTGGAAATCCTTGCCCTTCTCCTGATATGTTTTCCCTAGGTTCTAGACTTCCTGGTGGACTTGGGGAAGATCATATTACATTTAATTCACCCTCTACATTCAATTTGACTGTGACCGAAGATACAAACAAAAACGGTTTTTGGAAATACAATGAAGATAAAATCCTAAAACAACTTGAAGAGTATATTGCAAGTACTTATCGCCAGCATTACGTTGATCGAACTGGTGGCGGTAAAGAGCAAACTCTTGATAAGATCAAGCACAATCGTCGCGAAGGATTCTGTGCTGGTAATGTGACGAAGTATATTGATCGTTATGATACAAAAGGAACTCCACGAGCAGATCTCTTTAAAGTTCTTCACTATACTATTCTTCTGATCAACCATCTCGACCTTATTGAAAATAAGTGATTATGAAACTCTCTGATAAAACTCTGACTCTACTGAAAAACTTTTCTTCCATTAATCAATCTATTCTGTTTAAGGAAGGAAACAATCTTCGCACTATTTCTGTGATGAAAAACATCCTAGCAGAAGCAACAATTGAAGAAGAACTTCCAAAGGATTTTGGTATCTATGATTTGAACCAGTTTCTGAATGGTCTTAATCTGCATCAGAATGCTGAACTAGATTTTCAAAACGATGGTTATGTTGTAATCAAAGAAGGTAAGTCTCGTTCTAAGTATTTCTTTGCTGATCCTAATGTAATTATTACTCCACCCGAAAAGGATATTGTTCTGCCAAGCGAAGATGTTTGTTTCCTTCTTGATACCAAAGAACTTGATAAACTGCTTAAAGCTGCTTCTGTCTATCAACTTCCTGACTTGTCTGTGGTTGGTGAAGCAGGTGTGGTGAAACTGGTAGTTCGTGATAAGAAGAATGATACTTCTAATGACTTTTCCGTGATTGTTGGCGAAACTGATGAAGTATTCTCCTTTAACTTCAAGGTAGAGAATATCAAGATTCTTCCTGGTTCTTATGAGGTAGTTATCTCACGTAAACTTTTGTCGCGCTTCAAGAATACTGGATTTGATGTTAGTTATTGGATTGCATTAGAACCAGATAGTCAGTTTAGTTGATATGAAAGTATCTTATTATATAAATAATAATGTAATAAGATACTTTTTATGTTTATCTATAAAATAACCAATAGACAAACTCAAGAGTTTTATGTAGGTCAAACTATAAAAAATATTGAGTATAGATTTAGAAAACATAAAGAAATATCTATTCGTGGTGGTGGATATAAACTTCATAGTGCTATGAGAAAGTATGGTGTAGAAAATTTTATTATTGAAATTTTGGATACTGCTACTAACTTAGACGAATTAAATGAAAAAGAAATCTACCATATAGACACACTTAAACCTTATTATAACATTCTTCCCGGAGGTCAAATCAGATTATCTGAAAGTTCTATTAGAAAAATGCGAGAAAGTTTAACTGGAAAAAAACAACCAAAAGAACTCGTTGCAAAAAGATTTAAAAAATTAAGAGAACTTGAAAATGACAAACAATTCCTAATTGAGAGGGGAAAAAGTGTAAGTGAATCAAAGAAAAAAACATATTTAATAGAAAATGTTTATTTTACTGGATTGGAAGAAGTTGCTAAACATCACAACATAAGTTATACTTGTGCCAGAGCAAGAGTAAAATCATCTTCTTCTACTTGGGAAAATTGGATTAAACTTTAATTTCTATGTTATGAACATCTTCGTTACTTCTCCATTTCCGGCAGAGAGTGCAATCTGTCTTCCCGACAAACACGTTGTTAAAATGCCCCTAGAGTGCTGCCAGATGCTCTCTATCGTTGCCTCTGACAAGTGGGGACATGGGTACGGCACTCTCCCTAAGGCAGATGGAACCCCTTACAAGACCGAGAAAGGAGCATTCCGCAATCATCCCTGCACCAAGTGGGCAATGGAGAGTATCCACAATGCCTACTGGTTGATCAAATGGGGATTGAACTTGTCTGATGAATACTGCCTGCGGTATAATAAAACTCACTCCTGTTATAAAACCCTCGTGGATGCATAC